ATAGGTATTACTTGTTCTTCAGCTGTTGTATTACTTTCGAAATTGAATTCTAACTTAACTCCTGGCATAATATCTTCAACACATTTTCTGAATGCTCTTGAGTCTTGAGCTAAGAATTCATTGTTAACAAATCCTGATATTTTGTTTCTATCGTCCTCTCCATCTATAGACAATATCATATGCTTCATTCTAGTTGTTAATGTTCTGTCGATAGACTTGTCTGCACCAGCTACCTTAGCTTTTGCTTTTAATTCTTTATCAATAGACATTTCAGTAGAGTGAGTTGGAATTCTAAATTTAATTAGTTTTTTAGATATAGGAAGAGTGAATTCAAATTCGTTTGTATTTGGAGTTTGAATTTTGGATTCATCAATCATTTTGTTTTCAATTTCAGTAAGATCGATATTCACTTCTTGTTCATTTGTACCATCGAATGGATCTTGTATCATTACAGAGTAGTCTTTACCGTAACCTAAAACTCTAGCTGCAACCATCACAGCATCCTTGTCACCAGTTAATATGTCACCATAATTGATTGCCTTACCTTCTCCATTAGATACTATCAGTGACTGAAACAATTTATCTAATACTACTCCTTTTTGTATAAGATTCTGTGATGCTAAAATATCTTCTTCTTTAGCAGTCATGTATTTCATTTCAACTTTACCCGATGATAATGGATTGTTCTCAGGATATAATAATCCTTTTGATGGAAGATCAATAATTTCAGTTGGGAATTTGTTTTCCTTTACTTCCTTGATTTCCGATTGTTTGATAAGTTTTTCTTTTAATTCGTTGTCGGTCAATTTTTCTGACATATTATAACTCTCCTTTTTGTATTCTTAAAACTATTTCTATATGATATAAATATATGCAAACAAAAAAAGATCCTTCCATATTGTTAATGAAAGGACCTTTTAATATTTGTTACAGTATTAGTAGTGTAATATTGCGTAGTCGTATTCTAAATCGATAGACATTTCCATGATAGCATCAGAAGTCCAATCTAAATCTCCTCCTGTGATACCCACTGGGAATGCACCTTTTAGTTCCCACTCCTCAACCTTATCACCAATTGGGCCTAAGATTTGGATAGTAACGTCTTTCTTGTACAAGTCAGCATATCCTGCTCTACCAGTAACAGACTCATATCCTAATCTAATCCACTCCATAGTAGCTTGAGCTGCAGAAGGTACGATTGGATCATACAAAGTAATGTTTACTGCTTCCCAAACTGCTTTACCTTGAATCTTTCTTGAAGTATTCATGTGGTCCAAAGTTATTGGGTTAATTTTGATGTTTGGTCTTGCTGCTTTCTTAATCATAAAAGAAGGAATACCAGCTACAGTCAAAATAAACCTATTTTGTGTTTTTGGTTGAAACTTCTTAAACATTAATTCGTTTGGATCTATTAAATTCGCCATTTCTTTTTCTCGTTTTTACTATCTATTCTTATTCACCGAAAGTTGCACCAGTTGGCATAATGTTGAAGTCAACAACAATGAACTCAGCTGCTTTAGCCGGCTGGATATAAATATCACCCTTCATGATGTTTCTGTCGATTACGTCCGGAGTATTATTAGTATCGTCCATAATTACTTTGAAAGCATAAAGACCATTATTCTGTTGTACTGATTCCATGTAAGGATTAACAGCAGCTAAGAATCTTTGTCTTGTAGCGTCAGTATTATTTTCGAACACTAAATACTTAGATGTTGATGCAATAAATTTCTTGAGGTTAATTAATAATCTTCTTACGTTTACTCTGTCTAAAGCAGTAGTTCTTTTTTGTAGAGTTTTTTGTCCCCATACAACTACACCTTCACCAGGGAATGTTGCTAATGGATTCAATCTTGCTTCATACATAATGTCTCTGTCTGCACGAGATAGTTTTCTTTCTGCTCTGATAGCTGAAGCAATTCCACCTCTGTTTAAACCTGCTGGTGCATACCATTCAGCTGATACTGAATCGTTGAATGCAAGCACTCCACCTATTACAGTTGATGCTGGTACCCAAACATTCTTTCCAGTTCTTGCAGAATTAACCTGAACCCAAGGCCAGTACATTGCTGCGTAAGAATTGTTTTCTGCTTCTGATACTGCTGCTGCAGTTGTTGGTGTAGAACCGAATCCAACTGGATCAACGATTGCTATACAATCTCCTCTTGTTTCAGCCATGTCCATCATTTTAGCAGTTGCTCCACCGTGTTGTGTGTCATTGATACCAGGTGCCATCACCATGTTGATATCATATTCATCTGTATTAGATAACAACTCAAATGCTACTGTGTAATCTCCTACTGCGATACCTTGTGATACTGTTCCAATGTTTTCATTCATTAGTGCTCCATCTGCATGTGCTCCAGTTGCTCCTGCAAAACTTCCTGAACCGTCTGCTGGTATTGAACCAGAAGCATCTGCTACTCTTACACCACCATCAGCATCATACCAATTTGCAGTGTCAAGAATTGAAGATTCATCAATGTAAATGTATTTTGATTTGTTTGGATAAGAACCTAAATACTTCACATACTTCCCTGACGAGTCGTATTGTGCGTATTGAGTTCCAACCACTTTCCCAACATAGTTTTGAGAATTTGGATCAAGTGATACATTTGTGAATTGTTCTAAAATTACTTTTTTAGCAGTACTATCATCACCACGTCTAACCGTTAAAGTGAATGTACCTTTACTTAGATTTCTACTTGAAGTTTCCCATCTAACATTGTTTTCTGATCCCGATGTAAGCATTCCTGCTCCAGTTTCAGAGTTAGCTCCACCCAATATACCACTATTCATTACAGTTCCTTCACCGATCGTTTTGATCTTGAATGATGGTGATGAATTAACAGAAGCTGAAACAGAAGATGTTGCTGCTGTATAAGTTCCATTAGATACTCTAACAATAGTTAATGTATTTGAGTGTCTCAAGTATTCTTCTGCTGCTAGTGAAGTTATGTATTCATGTTGTGTACTTCCACTTTCAAAAGAACCTCCGAAGATGCTCTCAAATTCGGAATAAGATGTTACCACTGTCGGCACTTCTACTGGACCTTTAACTGTTGGTCCTACTAAAGCACCACCAATCTCAGCGACACCTTGCGATACGAATGAAAAGTCATTCTCCCTAGTAAATACTCCTGGGCTTATTATTTTTTCAGCCATTTAATTTCTCTCCTAATTACAATAAATTAATCGTGTTTTCAATATATAAATATAAATCAAAACAACCAAAGTGTTTTATTTAGCAGGTATAAACACTCCAGTATCTATATCTATACTGCCTTCTCCATATTTTTTCTTTAAATCAGCCGCAAGAATTCTTTCTGAGTCTTGAATTCCGTCTACATTAGACTCTAATTCATTTCTTCTTTTATTGATTGCGTGTTGATTCAAATGCAATTGTCCCAACTCATGTGAGATTTCTGCATATTTTGTTCTTAATGTTTTTAATTGTCCTAATTCTTCTTCTGTGAATTTGATTGGTTCCACTTTTGCCATAACTATTACTCTCCCGTAACTCTCTTTTTAATTGTGCCAATATCGGCGGTTGTTTCCACTCCAACACTTACTTTTGCTGGACTGAAAGATATAGTACTTCCTTGTACTATTTGCTTTTGTATATTATCTGTTATTATAAATCCATCCAACTCTATATTGAATGATGTTTTTATTATTCTGTCTTGTCCTAACTCAACTTCTTCTGTTCCTGAGAATGAATCTACTTTTGATACAAACTGGAATTTGTTTGGATTACCCCAGTATGTTCCTTCTGCATAATTGATTGCTTCAACAATTTTATTCATGTCAGCTAGAAAGTCTGTCCATATGATACATTCATAAGATACCTTAACATAATCAGGAATAACTAATTTTTCATATTTTTTAATGTATTCAACATTTATAGCTTTCGAAAACTTATCATATCTATTTGTTTTGCTATATTTGTTTTCAATATAACCTACTGTTGGGTTATTAGCATCAACTTTATTACCAGCCTCTCTACTTTTAGATAATCCAGTTCTTCTATACATTATCAATGGGAATTGAACCTTTCCGTTTCCATCTCTAAAGAAATTAGATTTCTGTACAGACTTCCATCTTTCCGGAGAACCATACATAGTTGGAATTTGCATCTGCTTACCTTTGTTGTCAACAATTCTAGGGATAATAGTATTATCGAAATAGTACTTTATAGACTCATCTATATCATACAATCCGATATTAGCTTTTTTATCGCTCTTTTGTTGTCTTAGTTGCTTGTGCCTATCCATTAATATAATCCCTTATCATATCCATGATCTTTGTTCACATCCTTATCAATCTTTCTTCTTCTGGTCATATGTGTTCCACATCTAATGGATTGATTCCATCCATGTTGATCGCCAGCATGAGAATAATTTGGATTTTGTCCTGCGAAATAGTCTCCCATATTCACTGTGTCTATCTCCCAGTATATATTGTTCCATTTCAGAACATCACCAACTTCCAATCTAAGGTTTGGAATGTCTGCTATATCATCTCTCAAGAAATTAAACTCACATGCTTGTTGAACATCTACACCATATTCAGTAGATTCATATTCTTTACTTTCTTTTGTTATCAGAGCACCCACTCTTACAGATTGAAAGTATTCTTTCCCAACCACCTCACCGTAAAGATTTTCATTCATATCTAGTATAGACGACTTCAATATATCGACGGTTGTGTCAATAAGATTGTTCATCAACTCTCTGTTGAGATGTCTGAATAAAGATATGTCTCTTGCGGATCCGAATAATGGCATTGGTTTATCCTACGTATATATTTAGTGGGTTTTTGTTCAACATCTCACTTTGGAATGTTGTTATCTCATTTTCTCTTTCCATCATGTTTCTTTTAGATGATTGTTCTAGATCTTCTCTTAAAGATGATATCAATGCTTCTTGCTCAGTAGCACCTTCTTGTCTGAGTGTGTCTCCATCCAAAGATACTTCTGATCCAGGAATTGGAATACTTGCGAACTTGCTTCTAACTGCTCCAAGGACAACTTTAACTAATGCTAATGTGTATGCCTTTATCCATTGTCTTCCTGGTGAGTTTATGTGTTTGTATTTCATATCTTGATATCCAACATTAGAAAAATCTGATACTTTGTCTTCTAAAAGTCCAGTTGATCTGTCTGCTGTTTCAATGTATTGAAAATATATTTTGTATTCACTTGTTGGTATAGGATGTAGTCTTAATTTGTTGTTAACCAATTCAAATGAATGCATTGATCTTCTTATTGTATCGTTGAATTCTATTTGTTGTATTCTTAATAAATCATCATACAATGGTAATGCTAAGTATGAAGTTCCTGCCATTGTACCAGACCATCCAAAACCATTCAGTGCTGAGTTGGTTCCTAGTCTTGGATCGTGTCTTCTTGCCATTGCAGGAGTTGCTTGGTGAAATATTCTTTTTATTTCTATATCTGTTCCCGCTACAGACTGACTGAATGTTGCTTGTAAATCTAAATCATAAACTTGATTCCATTTTCCGTCCGATCCAGATGATGTAGTTATGTATCCTTGCTTCCACTCAATGTCTCCACCACTTCCAGCTTCGGTTCCATATTGCTTTGATATCTTTATCATGTTTCCTTGATTAGGGATAACATTCTTG